CCGGCCAGGGTGTCGAACGCCCCGCCAGAACCGAACACCCAATCAAGAAAAAACTGGTCCTGCACGGCATGGTTTTCCATGTCCTGCGCAGAAGCTACCCATGAATCTGCATCGTCCTGGTAAAGGTAAAACCCAGTCCACCAAGTTGCATCGGTATCGGATGGATGATTAGCTACCGCGTCTTTAAGGCGCGTTGATAGCTTGTCATAGCTTGTGCTTGCGTTATCACGCAGCCGCTCCATGAGCGCTGCCGCGTTATACGCGTAAAACTGCCCAATTCCCAGTGTGATAGGGTCGTTCATGTTGACCGCTGCATAATCACATCCGCTTTCGACCGTGCAGATAGTGTACTCGCAAAACTGCTGTTGTTCTTTAGTCCATGCCATGCCTGCTCCTTATAAAGTAAACCCCACGTGCCTTGTCACGCGGGGTTTAGAGTGGTGCCAATGGGCTGTATGCGGGAACCCGTGGCAGAGTTATTTTACATCAACGTTAAACAGCTGTGCAAGTTTTGAATTTGCCAACTCCGGGGAAAGCTGGCACACGTTTTCGAAAATAGAGACGATTTCTGTCAAGATGATGAAAACGCACACCGGCACGAACAGCGGCAAGGTGAAACCCAGGTCGATAAACCGCATGGACCATTCGACAAGCGCCGCCAGAATAACGGTCATGATAAAGCCGCATTTGTGCCAAAGTCCAGCGCGCATTTTGGATGAATCCAGAGTTTTGTTTGCGAGCGCCTGCATAATCCCCGTGACGAGGTCCATCGCCACGAACGCGCAAACGATTGCCGCAATGTGCCAATCCATGTTATTTCCTCTCAATCGTTACTTTGTAGGAGGCATTTTCTAGCACTTCCTGAGTATCAATGCCAGCACAGTTTGCACTACCTCTAGCATACGCTTGCCACTGCTCCTTAGTCCCGTAAAACAAATCAAGGTCAACATTACCTGCGATACCGTTAACGGCACCGTCTGAGCAGAATTGCCACGCTACCACGTTACCGTCAGCGGCGGGGCAATCCCATCCTTGTGCTTGGCTCCACGTGGGGCTTGCAACATCAGGGTAAGACGCAACCCAGCGGGCGCAGTTGGGATTAACACCGCCCTGGTTAAAGCGCCACGGGTTGGCGTAAATCCAGGGCCAAACGCCGGTCTGTTCGTGCACGGTCTCCACGAAACGGTTTACCCAATCAACGCCCTGGTTGCCCTCCCAGTCCAATACGGGGATGCCTGAACCGAAATAGCCTGAGCAATTGTTGATAAAGTGCACCGCTTCGGCTACCGCGTCTCCATCGCCAGCAAAGTGATAAAACCCCCAGGGCATGCCGCTCGCAATAGCCTGCCGGATAATCGAATCACAATACGGGTCAACAAAATTGGTGCCTTCGGTTGCCTTCACGATAACCGCATCGGTCCCCGTAAGGGCGGGGGAGTACTCACCCTGCCAGTTTGAAGTGTCTAGGAAGTTAAGCATTACCTGCTCACCTCCGCGACGAATCGCTTATTTTTGTAATCATAGACAACCATGCGGCCACGTTCTCCGTTGGTGCGCCCGATAGCGCCTAGGCGATAGATTGCGCAAAAGTCGCCGGGAGCGATACGCACCAGGTTTGCAACGCATCGGTTTTGCAGGGTGTCGGTAGATCGATGCACGTTGTTATAACTATCTATAATCGTGCTACCTATAACAGATACGGGCCAATCTGGTGCCATGCCGATGCAATCAGCATGTTCATGCCCACACAGTTCAATGAGTATCTTGTCTTTATGGGGTAGCAGCGCGCCATATAGCTGCTTAAGGCCTGGCGAGTATGTCATCTGGTCTTGTTCTTCTGGGCTTACAAACGTGGTGCTGTAGTACGCAGAACATGTCAGGCAACATGCATGGGGTTGCAAGCTACGAGGTGCCATGTGTGACAATACAACGCACCACTCACATTCGGCGATAACGTTTTCGAGCCATGTAAGCTGTCGCGCCATAACGCTACCATCACACAGACAATCAAGGCTTATCAATCGTACGCCCTCAATGTCTTTATACCACCACGTGTCGGGATCGACCTGCACGCAGTCGCGTCCTGCCGCATACGGTGCGTAATAGGTCGCGTAAAGCTTCGTCTGGTCAACATATTGACGCGGCAATGATTCCGTCCAAACGTCGTGATTGCCTACGCAGAACAGCATGGTACCAGGATATGCATACGTGATATCCTGGCCATAATAGTCCTGCACCATATCACCTGTATGGACAAGCGGTATTCCAAGTCGCTGCGATAACGCCACGGCATCTCTAGTGCCCTCCGCGAACGCGTGAGTATCGGATATGTGCAACAGCTGTATCATAGCGCAAACGTCCCGTTTGCATTGGTATACGCAACGGCGCTTGTGTCGCCGCTCGTCCCGGTCCCGAGAAAGAACACGAGCGTGCCTAAAATGTCGGTTTGGTCGGAGGTGTATCCATTGCGGCCCTCGAATGCAAGTTCGCGTGTGCCGCCCTTTATCTTCACGGCATCCCAGCTTTTGAAATAGTTTCCGCTGTTCCATTCTACGCAACCGACTGGTGCTCTAATATCGCGCGGGGCAACAGGTACATAGCTCGGCAGCGTGATAGTAGCGCCTTTTGGCGTTCCCACCTCCAAATGCCCGTCGGTGATGATGAGCAGTCCCAAATCTGCCAGGTAAAACCCAATGCACTTGTAATTGCTCGGACCGGTCATGCCCGTGTTGTCTGCTGTAGAGTCCGTAGAATCGAATCGGTAAACACGCTGGCTTCTCCACATGGCGGCAATGGCCGTTGCGTCGAGCTTCTCGGCGGTGACTGCACCCGTGGCGATGTCTGCGGTTTGGGCGGGGAATTTAGATTTGAGCTTACCCACCTCTCCGTTAAGCGTGCCGATATCATTCTCGTTGGTATGCGCCAGTGCATAAGCATCGTTAGCCGTGGCCTGCACATTGGTCATGGTGGTCTCGACCGCTGCCACACGGTTAACCGCGTTGTTAGCAGCTGACAATGCAGTAGATGCATTAGCGCCGATAGTGTTCATATCAGCGTCGATTTTGTTCATCGCGCCGTTAAAGTCCCCTAGCCACGTGGGCTGGTCGTTGTCGGTAAACAACGGGAGTTTGTAATTATTAGTTTGATTCGTGTGGCTCATGGCTACGCCCCTAACGATTTCTTGATTACTGCTATAAGTCGGGCGATAAACCCGTATGATACATAATTAGCCATTCACGACCCCCAAAGTAACGGTTACGCCGTTTTCGTCTTCGATACGCTAACTTTTCCATATTTGACTGCAGCTTCCGCCGTGGTTTTGGCCGAATTGGCAACTGACAGCGCGTTATCCTCCGTGCTCTGAGCTCTAGACGCAGCAGTGGATGCTGTGGCGGCGCTGCTTCTAGCTTCTGCGGCTTTACCAGCATTATTCTTGATTTCAGTGTCGATGGTGGCGAAGGCGGGGGTTCAGCTGCGCAATTACTTTGAACTCTTCGCCGTCACTCCATTGAGGGAGCGAATAATTTTTAGTTACCATTCTGCACTCCTTTACAACAGTTTGAGAAATGTATCTTCCTCTCGCGCGATTACCACTCCTGTGCGCAAAAGTTCCTCATACACATTATATGTTAAAAGTGCAAAGCATATGTCGAAGTCGCGTGCTGTGAACGCGAACATGTCAAAACCGGCCGCCGTGAACCCGCACATATCGTAATCTTCGCATGTCACAGAAAACGGCCGGTCGAAATCATACACCCTATCAATCACGGTTTTAATGGGGCGGGCAGTTCCCCATGTCGGGTCAAGCACGACCCCTGGAAACTCTGTAAGCTGCTGAATAAGTCCGAGCAGATAGTTGTAACGCTGCACAACATCCGCTGATATAGCCTGGTCCTGTGTGTCAACGTACGCCTTTAGCGTGGAGGTTGCCGCATCAATCAACGCCTGGGCCTGCTCGGTGTTGACCATGTTAAGGTCAAGCCCTTTCGCGTACAGATACAACCAATGTATCTGGTCCTCGGGTGTGCACATCTGCGCAAAATCCAGCTTATCGATGCCCGTATAGCCAGGCATGGTAGGCGCAACGTTAGCCGCCTGAGTGCTCGCAGCGTTTTGGTTTTCAAGGGCACGGAACCCGTACGGGCTAAACATCCCCATTTGCAGCATCCCCTTCCGGCTCGATTTTTCCCCGCTCATCAATCAGCTTTATAAGTGCGTCAACGCGGCGGATGCATGTGCTGATTTCTTGGGTCAGCGGGTTAAGGGTATAGTACGCGTCGATGTCGTTATCCATCATGGCGTGTTTCGCGTCAAGCTCGAAACACATCCGCATGCTGTCCAACTGCACGCGCATATACTGGTAATCATCCTTGCTTTGCACCCTCATACCTCCTTACTACATCGGCAAATCGTCCCAGGTTTGCATAAACAACGGCTCCAACACGTTAAAAACCAGGTTGTCCGTTGCCATGAAACTAGAAGCCATCATATCATACACAGCATTACCTACGCCGGAAATGGAGCTGTACGTTGTGGCCGCCGTGCCGTCCTGATTGCCGTTGTCGGTCTGTTTGGTCACACCCGTTAGGTACTGCTCGCCGTCCGGGTTATCCAAAAACACCTGCGGCGTGCTCGATGCAGTGGCAACGCTTTGGTTGCTGTTTTTTCCCTGCGTGGCCGAATTGCTTTTACCTTGCGTAGTTGCAAACGGGTCGAATTGCTCACGTCGCACCAATTCATATACCGGGTTGATGTTCGGCATTTGCTCAACCATGCGCCGATTCAGGTAAAAGATGAACATGGCCGGGGTTTCGCTTGCGATTCGTCGAAAGCAAAAATGGTTGTAAATCGCACGGTTCAGCTTCTCGCGGTATCCCTCGTCGAAAATCGGGTAATCCTGCATACCCCAATCATAGCCCAGGGCTTCAACCACATCTCGCAGCGTGTACTTATGCTCGTCAAGCGTGGCAAAGTCATTGTTGTTAAAGGTTAGCATCTGCATCACCCTCCACAGCGTCACCGTATCCCAGCAAGTCAGGGCTGCTCATATACATGCTCTGCTGCTCAGATTCGGCAGGCATGTGCGGCACGCTCCATTTAACGGAGCAATCCCAGCCGTACATTTCGTTGATTCGTTCACAAAATTCCTGGCGCGGCTTCAAGAAACTATTGCGCTGAATCATAAATTGCTCGTTATTCGCCAGGGTTTCGGCAGTCTGTACGCGCTCCTTTTTCTCGGCGGCGGCGTTGTTGTCAATGCCAAGCATCGTATACACGGCAGATACGATTTTCAGCTCGTCGTTTAAGATATCGCTACCAGCGTACGCCGCTTTGTTCATGGTCTGGAGCACCTGCACGCTCATATTTTGCATGCCAGAGGGGTTCATATAAATGGCAGGTTGCCCCGAATCAATGCGGTTATACATGTCCTGGGCCTGCTTTTTGCCGTACTCGTCCACGCTTATGACGTACGGCACGCGCATAGCCCTAACGTGCTGGTCTACCGTTGTATCCATATCGGCCAGGCGCTGGGCCTGGAGGTCGATTAGCTGCAACACGGGGAAGCGTGTGAGATTGTCCCAGCAGATAACAGCATCAGCGGGCATGACAACCGTTTTAGTTCCGTATTGATTTCCTACATGCTTAAACCACCAATTGCAGTGCCGGCGCTGGCGCTGGCCGTTCGGCGTGTAAACATCGATGGTGTTAGGGTTGCGGTAAAGGTCCAGGTTGCCAACGGGATTCATTCGGCCGCACCAATACGTTAGCACGCCGCTGGTGGAGCGTTTCGTTGCGGCGAACGAACCATAGCCGCACAACAGCGTTTCCAGATAACGCGAATCGATACCGTCCGGCAGGCCTTCCCACTCGAAGCGGCTGATTGCAGCCGTCCAAAACAGCTGCCGCCAATAGTCATACGTTCGATATTGCTTTACGCTGGCCTGCCAACGCTTGACATAGCGCTTGCCAAACATTGACACGTTAAGCGGCGTGAACTCGGTTGGGTCTAGCATCCAAGGTTCCATTCATCCTCCTTACTTTAGTATTCGATATTATACAGCGGTGCATTTACCACCGGGGCAATGTTGCCTATCTCAGAGGGGTTGCCCCATACGGTAACGCCCTTTTCGAGCACGCCGCGGATAGCGTCTTTTTCAGCTTCGTTAGCCTTTGCGCACGTGATATAGGTTTCGGATACCTTCCAGTAAGAAAAATGGTTCATAACTTTAAGTGCGGTCATTTTAGCGTTTTCGAAGTTGTAAAACCGCTGAATCTTATACCCGTAACGCGCCCAAAAATCGCATACCGTGCGCATGGCTGCACCACCAGCCGTTTTGTAATTGACCGCGAAGCCCACCAGGCCGTTTTTCCACATGAAGCCCTGGCCGCCCATCTGGCCCACCGTGGACGGTGCCTGCAATGCAGCATCCTGCACCGTGGCATTGATAGCCGCAATCTGGTTAGCGTAGTCGCCACGTGCGGCGTATTTGGCATAGTCCAGGTTTTGACCTGCAACCTGACGTGACAAATCTTGAGTAGCGTTAAAAGCAAGGTTGCCCGTCTGGCGCTGTGCCAGATAATTAGCAGCACCGGCCAGCGTCACCTCATTAGAGCTTACGGCAGCCTGACCGGTAAGACGATTCAGTCCGCTTTCAATCGCACCAATGGCCTGCCCCGCGTAGTTTGCAATCTGGGGAGCGCCGATTGGCCCCTGGTCATAGCGGTTTGCTTCATTGAGAGCAGTTTGGTTCATGGCCTGAGTATAAGCCAAATCAGACGATGCATTGCTTTTGGCGTTTTGCCAACCTGCGCTTTCGTACTGATATGCGCGGGTGTGCGCAGTTGATGCAAGGTAGGTAATATAATTCGAGTTCACAATAGAAAACTGTGGAAAGTCGGCCAGCCAAAGGCATGAATCGAGGAAATCGCCGCTAGGGATAACGCCGGTATGGTCCGAACCGTCGAAACCGTGCCACGTGTACTGATTGTAATTAACCGGCTGCCCACCCTCGAAAGCCTGCCCATAATTGGTTGGGAAAACGCCGATACGCGCGAACGGCGCGACGGCGCACCCGATGACGGTAAGCGCGAGGGTGTTGCCATACACGAGTTCGGGCTTAACGAACACAGAATTGCCGTTGTAGGCAGTAAGCTCGATGACCGAATAGGGATAGGTGTATGCCTTATATAAATCGTGGTAGCCATCCGGCACTCCGTTTGACAGCTGCTGATAGATGTTGCCCGTTGTTGCGTAGGTTTTGAGTGGCAATTCTAGTGTGTCGGTCTCCCCCAAAAACTGCATCGTGATACCCGAGTTGCCGAATAGCTGCACGTCCGTTCCGGCCGACAACAAGCGGGCGGGGAAGGTCGATACCGACTGGATGCACTGAGCAACCCATGATTTTTCCTTCATGGCATTGAGCACAGCTTTAAATGTAGACAAATCCATGGAGTACACGTTGCAACCGGACGGGATGCCGTCCGCGTTCTGCCCGTCAGCAACGTTAAGATTAGGGTTGTCAACCGTGCCAGGGTCAGCGGCAAGGTCTGCGCTGCTGATGATGATGATTTTCCCGATATCAAAAGTCGATGCATCCGTAAGCGGGTACCACTCGTGATTAGCCATCACGTACGAGTCGCCGATATCCAGTCCTTCTGGCACATTTAGATATTTGCGCAGATACTCACCCTGGAGGTTTTGCACCCCGTTTTTAAAAACAGCGTTAGACACGCCCATGTGCCCGCGCTCCACGAACATGTTACCCATGCACACCCCAAACTGATACGTCTGTATAACGTCCAGCTGGAGCGTTAATTGCGTGGTGCCGGGGGCCACGTAATCGGTAGACAAAATAAAGTAGCACAGCTTTAACGGCTGCTCCTCGCCGTCCACGGGCTGCATGGGGTTTTGCACCACGACATAGTTATATTTGTACGCTGCCGAATAGGGCACTGGCACGCTGATAGGCTCGTTTGGACGACAGTACGAAAAACGTTTTGACCGCCATCCGGTACCGCTAATGGCCTGAGCATCAAGGTAGGCGTTACGTTGCTGCACATCATCCCAGATAACGATGTCACGGTAATTAGCGTCCCACGGCACCTGCATTAACGTTACCTCTGTGCCGACCGGCCATGTGTTGGGCGTTAACTTTTGGGGTGTTTCGGCCATGATTTACTCCTTAATACACAAAATGGGGACGCATTACGCGCCCCATTATAGCCGGATTAAGGCTTTAAGCCTGGACCGTAACGGTCACCTTAGCAGTAACGTTGGGCTTAGTCGGGTCACCGCCCTTTGCTACCAGAATGATGGTGGTTTCGCCTACCGAAACACCGGAAACCGTTAGCACGTCATCAGCAACAGCAGCGACCGTGGCGATAGAATCATCAGCGCTGTAAGCCTCATAGCTCTTGTTGGTTGCACCGGTCGGGGTCCAGGTCAGCGCACTAGTGGCGTTCGTGCCGACCTTGACCGTTACCGCAGCACCTGCAACGGCGGTCGCGTACGTAGCGCCCGCGATGGTAAAGGTGTACACCGCCTGATACTGACCGTCGGCAACGGAGGTTGCAGACACGACAACCTTATCAATGTTGTGGCAATTACCCGAATGGAAAACGCCGTTGCTATCAATGCACATTTCGGCGGGCAAGGTCTGGCCTGCGCCGCGACCGTTAAACGCCTTAATCTCGTACATGACCGCCTGATTCGGGCCGTTCGTGCCCTGGACCTTGGCGACAAGCTGTACAGATTCGCCCGGCTGGATGGTCTTAGACGTGCCGCCGTCAACATCGGTAAGCGTCACACCCGTATACGTTGCGGGCAGTGCGGTAATCTCCGAATCGGGACGCGTGGAGAACATGACCGAACCCAGGAACAGCGAGTAGCTCAGCACCTGCCAAATGTGCATAAACGTGTTGTAGCTCAGATTATCGGGGTTCATGGGGGCCGTTGCGGTGACCTGGAGCGTGTCCGCAACCTGGAACCATTCCTCATCGAGCAACAGCGCCTGACAACCGGCAATGGGCAGCTCATCCAGAACAATGACATCATCGGCGATAAGGCGCTGATTGTCCTCATTGAACGCATAAGCGTTGACAGCAACCTTAAGCGCGGCCTCAACGTCCGAATCGATAATCGCAATCAGTCGATTGGAGCGCGTGGCAAGGCCCTTGTTGCGGCCCTCGGGGGAGTATTCCGTGCGGAAATACTTCATTTTATTGTAAGTGGCGCGCATGGCTTCGATGAGCTTAACGCCTGCCTGCACTTCCTCCTCGTGCGTGAGCGTCTTGTTATGCAGGTCTGGTACCTGAATGTTCCAAAAGCCCCAAAGGTTGTCGAACGTCTCCAACAGGTTGCGCATCAACAGGTATTCGTCATTATTCGCCGATGCAATCGGTGCGGCGGTCAGCGAATTGAAGAACGCCGAAATGGATTCGCCTTCGATAAAGGAGCCACGCAAAACATCCTCCATGGGGATGTTGATAACGTACTTATCGCGGCGATTTTCGGTATGGAAAATCTGGTGGATATCAGGCTCGCGGCCATCGCGTCCAAACACGTTTTCAGCACGCGAATCATACGCACGGGCCTTGATAAGATTGGCCTGCACTTCCTGGATGGTACGGCCATAGCGCATGGTAGGACGTTTCAGCTTTGCCAGCGGATTGGTAAAGTTCATGCGGTCGTTAATCTGCACACGACCGATACGCGCGAGAAACACGTTCCAGAACACATCCCAGGCCGGCGAATAATTGTTCATGGCACGAAGGGTCTCGACCACGCTTCCTTGAGTAGTGGCAGGGATTCGCTGCTGATAATCGTTCGGCGCATACTTTCGCACAGTGTCCAAAATCTGCGCATTGGTGAGGGTCAAACGACCCTCTTCATTAGTGAGTTTGCTTTTTGCCATATGTCACTCCTTAAAGGCCGAGCATTCCGGCCAAATCCTCGTCGTCCAAATCGATAGCCGCACCGTATTCGTCATCGGGCATTTCAGCATCAGGCTTGCCGTCCTCCTCTTCGGATGCCGCGGAAATGGTTGCCATTGCAGCCGCAAGACCCTGCACCTGTTCTTCCAGTGCATCAAGGCGTGCAGTCATAGCACCCCAATCGTGCTCTTCCACTTCCTGCTGCTGTTCCTGCGCGGTTTCCTCATCGGAGGTATCGCCGCTTTCTTCCTCACGCGTTTCCTCTGCTTCGGTTTCGCGCGCCTGCTCCTCGTCCATGAGCACCTCCAATCGTTATTGTGGACACGGCCATAATATCACGAAACCCCGCACCGTGATACGGTCGGGGTTTCAAAGGCGTCCAGCTAACAACGCACACCATGGGAAGCCTGCCAGCTAGGCACGTACCGAGTTAGGGTTGCATTTACGCGCCACTATCCACGTGTGGCGAACAGCGCTGCACCGGACACCGTTATTATGCGTGCAATTGATATACGCTGTCAACCAACACCACGCCACCGGGGACGGTTTTGGGCATCAGCTTCGCAAACAATGGGCAAATCTTGGTGTTACCGTCCTTATCAGTAAAAGCGTTGCTAAAGCCGTATTCAAAATTATCCCAATTAACAAGGTCCTTAACATCGTCTGGCATGCCTGAGCATGTAACCGAAAACTTGTCGTTTAAATCCCACACGTAGGCCTTGGCGCGTAAGTGCTTCGCACGAGAAAATGTTCCCTCCACCTTCCAATGGCACAGCTCCTTGTCATGGATGGGGATATTGGCAGGCTGCTCGGTTCCCAACAAATGCATCGAATCGGTATCGCAATATACGAAACGCTCGCGATTATCGAGGATTGCGAAAAGCAATTCTCGCCGCGCGTATGCCGTACAGAAAACGCCCACAGGGATATATACGGGATCGCGCGTTTCCTCTTCGCCAAGCACATAGCGAACAATCCCTTCTTCCGCGTCATATACAGGTACCTTGCCGGTAACGTCTGGGTTAGTTGCGAACTTGCCATACAGATTGTTAAGCATCAACTTTGCAAGCTGACGCAAGCCACCGGTTGACGTTTCTTTGACGTGGCCCCAATAATCTATATATTCGTCGAACAGCCCTTTTCGCGCCGCGAACTTATAGCCACCTGCGTACATGAGCACGTCAACGTCATACATCCGTTGCATGATTTCCCAGTCAACAGACGTGACCGTGATTTCGACCGGTTCCACGGTTTCTCGCACATACTCATGGTTGCCGTAAAATCCTTTATTCTTAAGCTGTAGCATCGGTAATCCTTCGGGCTTTAGGCTAAACTCCACTACCATACGTTGCACGTAAAGCGGATATGCCGGGTCATATTCGTACTGACCTTCAAAGATAACCGGAACACCGCAAGGGTAGGGGTACTTCTTCATGACAGATGGATACATCGAATTATAGTCAACTGAGATTCCCTCGCCGATTTCCACGCCTGCGTACTTAGGCTCTACATAGGTAAAGCCACCTCGATAAGCCTTGCGTATATCGCTATCAGCTTCCAGCGAAAGGGTGGGGAAGTAGGTTTTAAACGCCTTCTTGCCAAACTGCTGCTTGAAGAACGCCATAGCATTAGCGCCAATGGTCATTTTATCCAGGCCCTGAGAAAAATTTTGTTGCAAAGCGCGGGCAACGATTTGCACATCGTGACTGATGTAATAAAGCTCATCGTCAGTGATTTTGTGCCCCGGTTCGCGGTATTTTCGATAATCCAAATCGCCCTTTTGCTCAGGGAGGTTAAACGTTTCGGCAATACGCTTGACGGTCATGGGAAACACTTTTAGCGAATCCTGGAATATAACCTTTACCCCATTGCCAAAGCACACCTCGAGCTGATAAAACTTACCCTTGCTGGAAATAAGTGCTGAAAACTGCTCACGCCCCGGGTTTCGCTTACAATACTTGTATCCGCAACACATGAGATAATCCAAGATAAACTTGCCATCAAAAGCAAGATTGTGAAACCAAGCCGTGTGAACATCCCCGCGCGAAAGCCAATTCATGAACGTCTGTATTGAGTTGCCATAGTATACCTGCTCCGGGTCATCGATAAGCGCAACAGCCCACGCCCATACGCGGCAATCTTTAGGGTCTGTTGTCGTTTCGAAGTCGGCAGAAACTGCCCAACTCATTATAAAATTCCTGCAGCTTTAGCGCGCTCACGTGCACGGTCCGCACGTCTCCCCGCCACGCGCTCCATGTTCTTTTGGATATCGACAATATCTTTAGCTTTACTATCCTTATCCCTGGTAATAAACAAGGCACGCTCTACATAGCTACGAAATTGCCCATAAGGGTCCTCAAACTCGCTGCCTTCGCCCTTCGGGTCGTATTGAAACTTAAGTGTGTCCCATGAAGCGTACACAGTCGAAAGCAGGTCAAATGCATCATTTGACATTTGGTGCACAACCTCAGCAAGTTCATACTGGTCAAGTTTCCACAATATTTGCTCCATTGAACTTCTCTGCAATCCGCGATAATAACTAAACTTGTGTTTATTCCGCTCCTCGAAGCGCTTAATACGGCGGTGAGCAATCTGCAAGGATGCTGGGGGTTCCATCTTCTTTACATCAATAGGAGCCAACAGGCCAATGATATCTTCACCCTTAGCCAAAATGCCCTCGCGATTGCGGTAATACTTATCCCATTCGCCCGGGGCAATGCCTCTAATGCGCCCACGTTCACTGTAAATAAACTGATTGCGCTTCTGCTGCAGCCCTTTAGCCTGGTCAATCAGATTGGTAGGTATAACATTACCGCTGGTAACGCCCGTATAACGTGCCTTTCGGTTCCATGTGTCAAGCCGCTTGGCGTAAGCTTGTTGCTGAGCCGGTGACATTGCTTTGATTTCTTTCCAGGACTTACGTGGTGAGATCTCTGCGATAGATTCTCGAGTTGCCCCTTGCTTGCGAAGTCGATATTCCTTATCTCGTGCACGTTTTTGCACACGGCTAACATCATACGCCATTTTGCACCACCTAAACAAAAAAGGGGACTTTACAGCCCCCTCATGCTATCACACAGCTTTACAAGGAGCCGGAAGGATTAAAGAACAATAAACTGCTTCAGCTTGCGCCCGCCGCCGAGTTTACGTTCGGTAAACTCGATGGTAATAGGCTCGGATGCAAAATCGGAACCGTACGCCATAATCAAGTTCTTGGCGCAACGGGCGATACCGTCAGACTGGCTAAAATATGCACCCTGCTCGGTGATAAACGTGGTGCCCTCGCACATCACGGCTTCACCGGTTGCCTGGTCAATGCGCTCCGTGGGCTGCACGATGATACCAGACAGGGTGAGTTGCTTAATATCCGCATCATTGAGGGATTCGGCAGTGTTCAGCGCGTTGAAAAGGCGCTTCTTACCCTCGCCAGTGGTGGTATCGAAGTCCAGGGCCATGGCGGGCTTAGCAGTAACGGTAGGGGCCATGTTGGTGTTCTCGGTGTTAGTGATTTCAGTTGCCATTTTAGTTCTCCTTTACTCGTTCGTGTGCGCAGGCGATAAACTCTTCAACACTCATATAGTACACGTGAGTTTCCTGCTCTACCTTGTTGATAGTGATGGATTGGTCATTGTACTTTCGGCGGAAGTATTTGCTAGCCTTTTCCTCAGTAGTGGGAAAGGTTGTAACATCGCAAAAGTCTTCAAACTCCCCGTACTGATTTACGTGCTGACCAATGCAAGCCGTAGTGGTAATACTTCGCGTGATTTGGCTCGTTCTGGGCATGTTGTGTTCACCTCCTTTGCTGAGCAA